TGCCGCCGCATTAATCTTAGCTTCCATATCATTAGAAGCTGTACGAACTGCCGCTCTGTATTCAGTAATACTAGTAGGCACTACATAATCAGATGTTTCTACTTCTTTAATAACTTGCCAATCTGTTGGAGCAAGTAGTCCTGCCGCCTGTTGTTTAATAACAGAAATCTTTTGTTCTTTTAATCCATACTGTTTAATATCACCCACTGCTTTATCTTCAGGAATCTCATCACCCTCTATAAATAAAACATTGTTTAAAGGCTTAGCAGTAGCAGTACCATAACTGCCAGTAACAATCCCATTGTTAAAAGAATATGTAATATCCGTATTAATGTAATACGCTTCATCTTTTTTGTTTTCGGAATTAACATTGATCTCATAAAGTCCTATCGCATTCCTTTCTGCTTCAGTCCATAATGTGAAAATTGTTTTAGGATATTGTACACCATTAAGTTCAATACCTTTGCTAGAAGATACTGTCTTAACAAATTGATTATTTTCTACTAGAGCAAACATTAGCTTACGTTCAAGCTCCTTCCTACTTCATATAAATTTGTACCATCACTTCTGAATACGAGAATATCTTTTGCCGCAGCTGTTGTAGTTAAAGTCGGAGCCGACCCATTAGTGAACTTATAAACAGAGTTGAAGCTCAAGGTTCTAGAACCTGTACCATCTTGGATAACCATTAATCCATAGAAGCCACCAGCATTTTGATTTGTGGGAGCCGCCAATGTTCTGTTACCGCCAAGAGTTACTTTAGCTACTTGCTGTGTTTCTAAGTTCCAGTTGATTGTCGCACCATCTGTTAGAGTTGCCTCTGCTACATAAAGCTGTGTTGGAAATTGAAATGATGTATTGCTGTTGAACATGCTAGCAGTAATAGAGTTAGCACCTGGTGTAATTGTTTGAACTGCTTTACCAATGAATACTGCATACATTGTATCCGATGCAGATGTTGCTGCAGATAATACTAAGTTTGTTCCGTCAGCTGTATATGCATAAGATGAGCCTGGTTCTTGGCGTACGTTATTAATGAAAAGAGCAATTTCATTTTCGTTAGCTACAGGATAATCAAGCGTATATGTGTCTGTGGCACTAGTCGTAAAGTGCTGAACAGAGAAGGTTGTATACTTCTCGGCTGGTTGATTACCTATATAACTCAATTCTTACTCCTTATGTTGATATATCATCCACTGCAGAAACCCATACGTCTGCGGAAGATGCTGTATCAGAAATTACTTTTAATGCGTCGCCCGATTGGACTACGAATTTCGCGCCCCCGTCTAGTACCTGCAAAGCTGAACCTGCGGGAATCGGCGCATCTTTAATCAAGTAAATATCATTACTTGCATCATTGATATACACGCTAACATTAATTGCGCTAGCGGTAATATTTGCGACTGAGATTCCAACTACAGTATCATATGAGTTTGCAGTAAAGAGGGTAGCTGCGGAAGTTCCTACCGCGTTAGAAGTATATCTTCTAAAATTTTGTGCCATTCTTTACTCCTTTATAATGCAATCGCCATTGCGATTACGAATCCACTTGATGGAACAGTTGTTAAGTCCTGCCCATTTACTGTTGTAACTTGGAGGTCAGCTAATGCATTAGCTACATTAGTACCATCCGAATAAACAAACGCGTCACGCCCAGAAGGAACAGTGAATGTTGTTCCGCTTCCAGTTGTTAAGATTACGTCATTACTATCTGCCGTATTGTTCAGCACCATGTACACACTTTCGCGCGCAGGTATGGTAACCGTACAAGTGCCCCCTGGTGAACCGCCGAAGTTTAGGACAAAGTTTCTTCCGTCTTCGTCTGCGTAAGATGTGGGGTCAGTAGTAAATGTTAATGTATGTGTTGTACCTGATAACGTAACAGAAGCATAACCTGTTATCTTGTTTTCAAGACGTTTTAAGTTATCATTCGTTTGATCACCCCAGGTGTTATCGTTCTCACCTGTGGTCATTAAACGTAAGTTTAAGCCACCGCTACTCCAGGTAGATGCCATTAACTAATCCTTATAATTGCGTTACTTGCGTCTGCTGTTGGAAACTCGATGGTAAATGTACCATTAGAAACCGAATAATCTGCACCAAAATCTAATACCATTACGGCTGAGTTAGTATCTGATGTATCATAAATTATACAACCTCTTGTAGTAAATGTAGCACTTGACCATGATGTGTTAGCAAAATCACAGACAGCTGTTGAACCGTCTAAAGTTGGAGTTACTTGCACTAATGTGTTACCACCTGTAGTGTATCCACTACCGCTTGCAAGCTCATCACTATTACCAGTTACGTCTGTGTAGTTTGTGGTCGAGGCGCCATATGTACCAGCTTGGGCTGATTCTGCTTTAATCAGAGCAATCTTAAATGCATTACCTGTACCATTAGTAAAGTCATGCTTACCTTGAAGAATCTCTTGTTTAAAGCTATTACATATTGCTGATGTAATTGCCATGCTTTATTGTCCTCTCTGCATTGTTCTTAGTTCACCATTGCGAAACTCATCATTTCGCATTCTTACTTGTTCCTCATTCGCTAATGTTTGGATTGCTCGGTTATAGTAACCTTGCCATAGTTCTATGGTTTGAGGTGTCTCTTTCATATATCCTATAGCTTCAATCAATGTACCGTATAGTATAGCGTCTGGGGCATTATCACCTAGATAAGTGTTTTGATTACCTGCTGATAACCCTGGAACTCTAATAGTATACCCTATTTCGACTGTTGTTGCAAGGGCTGGAGTTGGTCCAAACAAGAAATTAGTTTGGCGGTTTCCACTTGTGTATGTCGTTCCAGTTTGATTTAAGGCATAGTATCTTACTGTGCCAGTATCAGTTGAAGGATTCTTGCTGTACTCTTTGATTAATGATTCATCTTTCTCTAGCAAGAAGTCTCCATTCTGAATCCTTAGATAACGCGGTATGACTAGATCAGAAGGTACTGCCACCGTTGAGGTGCCCCCTGATAAAGATAGCGTTGAAACTTTTCTAAAGGCAGTAAGGTCTACCTCTTTGGCGATGCGTAATTCAGCTAATTCAATACATAAATCAATAGGAGCTTTGCCGCTACCTGTTGCTGTAGTGAAAGATGTAGCTGAGTTCTCTAGCCAATCTTGTACGTTTTGTTTAAGTTGATCGTATGTTAATCCCATTATGTGCCCCAAGCATTAGCGCCCCAGGAATCTATACCCCATCCTGCGTTGTCTATTGCAATTGATATTGTACCAAATCCTGAGCTAAGTTGCAACCCGTCTGCGTCTTCTCCTGTATTAATTATTGGAGTACCGATACCAGTTGCTGCTGATTGACTTGGTGATGTTATTGTTGAACTTGCTTGGAATGTTAGCGTACCTTTAGCAGAAGCTAATTCAATTCCATCAGGTACTTCTGTACCACTGAAGTTTAATCCTGCTCCACCATGAGCAGATGTTAAGCTTTCCCCTGTAGCATCATGAGTGGAACTCGCGCTGTATACAGGACTACCTTGTGCTGTAGAAGCTGATTGACCTGCTACATCTTCTTGAGCACTGAAGCTTAATGAACCAAATGCTGTTTGTAGTAATTGAGAATCTGCATCCTCTGCTGTATTAATAGTAACAGAACCACGTGCTGAACTTAGTGATTCGCCAATTAAAGTATAACCTGTAGCAATAGTTGGAATAGAAAATGCAGTTTGCATTAATAGAGAATCTGCTTGCTCTCTAACTGCTATACTTATTTTACCAAATGCTGTTATTGCTGGCGGTGAATAACCAGAACCATAGATACCAAAACGTACTGTCGTAGGTACGTTATCTACATCTGGTCTTGGGTTATCTAATGATGTTGCTTCGGGTCCGAGCTTCGGTGGTGTGAGTTGCGGGTGTTTGGGCTCCCAATCTTTTTTGTAAACTCGAAGCCCATTCCACTCTGTTCGCGCATCTTTGTAGCGTATCTTCCTGCCTGAACGATCGTCTATCAGATATGCATATTTACCTGAAGCTCTTTTAGCCATCGCTCTTAGTACCCGCGAATCTTAGGTTGAATATAAAAACTTGCTCTTTCTCTATCCTCTTCTTTTGCAAACTGCCACTCTTCCAAATAAATAGATTTTAATTCACCGCGTCTAGCTGCATCTACTTTAGTTGGATTCTTGTTAGCTAGTTCAAAAGCTAGTCCACTAATTAACGCAGGTAAATATCTTCTAGGTATGTCTGGGTTCTGAGTGTATGTATCATTTACGTCTTGTGGATATCTAATTGTCCAACATAGTAACTGATAATAAGTTTGATTTGGTCGAGGAAATAAATGAATCGTATGCGAGCCTGCACCTGATGAATCAAATTGGCTGTTACGCTCAACTGCATATTGCACAGGTTTGCCGCTTGTCGATTTGTTTGGGTAGTTTAAATATTCAGATAAACTGATTCTCTCACAAGATGTATCAGTCACAGGTGATGTGTTTGTATCACGCACTGCCGCATCTAAGATGTCCAAGTATTGACCTGAACCAATAGTCGCGGTTGTCTGATCTTGTGTGAGGTTAATTGTTGTTAGGTCAAGGGTGAATAGATTCACGCCTTCGTTAACCCATTTAGTTAAAAGTAAGTTAAGGGAACGTCTAGCTGTTACTAAGTCGTAACCCGACTTAAGTTCTAATCCGACGCGCTCATGCGCCTCTTGTATTATTTCAGCTATGTCAAGGCTGAACGTGTATGTGCCAGAAGTTGCCACGTGCCCCCCTTACTGAACGAATAAAGTTACTCTTGATATGTTTGTTAAATCTACGTAAATGCCTGTTCCAAATACAACACCAGCATCTGGCAATCCAATATTCATTACATCACCTTGAGGTACGTCAATAGTTAATAAAGCTGTACCTGTTGCAGATGTATTATCATAGAAAGCCACACTGCCTGCACCCACACCATCATTAGCGAGAATCATACCTTGTAGTCTTGTTCTTCCTACGTAATCTGTTCCGCCATCAGTGTAAGTCACACGACCGTCTGTTGTTCTGGTTACGGGTCTTAAATCTGATCTTACCATTTATAAACTCCTTGTTGTGGGGGAGTTGCCTCCCCCGTTAAATTATTTACCAGCAGTTGCGCCAGTATCTACTCT